GACGCGCAGCCTCAATCACAGGTTGGCTACTAGTAATTATAGATTTTAAATGTGGGTTGTCTTTTTTGAACTGGTCTATCGCAGACATCGACATGAATTTGTCGAATTGCTCTCCAGTGTTTATATCTTCAAAGGTATATGTAGGCATCAGCTTCCAATCTTATATTCCATAGTTGTATTTATACGATTGACTCGTAGATTTCCTTCCAATTTTTAACTTTTACCAAATTATTATTTTGATAATCTTTGTTAAAGTCATGTTCAATCAGAATAGATCTGAGACCCATGTTAAGACCGCATTCAGCATTCTCAGGTTTATCTTCAACCCAAATACATCCGCTATCCTTGTAAGGTAATAGACCGTCGTCTTTATCAGCTCCGCAGTCTAAACACACTACTCTCTCAAATACATCTTTACCGAATAATCTTTCGAGATTCTGTTCTCTTAGTTTACCGGCATAGTAATCAGTACTGAGACTAGTAATACAATGAAAAACATAACCTTCACTATGGAGTTTCTTGACATATTTAATTGCGTCTCTTAGACCAGGAAGGAATCCAATCCTAGCTGATTCGTTGAATTGTCTAACAAGTTGCTTTGCTGCTAATTTTTCAATACCAAACGTCTTTGCGATGTCGTATTGACTTTCTTCAATAACGGTATATCCGTTTTCATTCATATACTTATAGAATGCATACTTCCAATCAAGTAGTACACCGTCACAATCTACAAGGATCAATTTATCTGCTCTGTGATCCATATTTGCTCCATTAATTAATTTATACAGATATTATAACAAAGAATGTACTAATTGTCAATGGTTTTATGATAAAAAGTTCTTCTTTTCTGATAATTTATGCTTTCGAACTTCTGCTCGATGTGCTTTCTTCTGCTTTTCACGTTTACGATCTTCGATCTTAATGTTTGTCCAATCGTCGGAAGAGGCGGAATGTTTAGTCCGCTTAGCCATGTGGTCCTACCTTATTTGAAGTTGAGTGGGTCGGTAAATAGAGTTGGAAACGCTGCTTCGAGAGTTTTCTTAGTTAATCCTTTGATAGGAGTATGGCTAATCATATTCTCTGCGAGGATCTTAGCATCGTTAGGATGTAAGTCTTCAAGCAACTGTATGAACAATGCTTCCCTTCTATTTTTGTTGAGGTTGTCATACCCACCACCTAAAAAGAATATTCGCAAACGTCTTGCTTCTCTATATAACATAGTATCAAGGTCAACGAGTTCGTTTTCTTTAAATGGAGGTGGAGTATCTGGTAATAAGAATTCAACATTCTCATCATATATTAAACGCAGTACTTGTCTTAATGGTACGGCGTCATGTTTCTGTAAGTTCTCGACTTTTGCTTTAACACTTTTACATGCAACAGTATCCGAGATCACTTTTGATATTGAGGTTCTAATCATAATTAAAAATCCTGTAAATCACCAATGAGGTTCTTTAGCTTTTGTTTTACGAAGTAATTAAACAGATGAGATCTGCCAACTTCTTCTTGGTTATTATAGTTCTCAAGTATACTGTCTTGGTATTCCTGAGGTATCATTGTTAGGTCAATCATTTGTTTGTTACGATTATACCTTAGTTTTGTTTCTTCATCCATTTCTTCAGGATGCGCAGAGAATAGTTCAATACGCTTCTTAGTCATTGGCTTTTGTCTATCGCCAACGGCAAGACAGTTATCTGCTGATAGAATGTTTGGAACTCCATCACCAGTATCACCACGAAGAATATGTTCGGTAATATACTGAGTAGGATTAGCATGTCTTACCCATTTCTTTAGAACGGGATTATACTGATCTACGTTTGCATATTGTTGTAACTGAATGAAGTCCTTATCACCAGATAGAACAAGAATCTTTTCAGATCCATTATTCAGTTCAGTACCATGTTCCATACATAGAGTTGCGATAATGTCATCAGCTTCAACGCGATCAACATATACTACCTTATATGGAAAGAACTCTTCGAGCTCTCTACGAATTTGATGAATAGCATCAAAGCACGCATTCCAATCCATGTCTGATTGATCACGATTCTTTTTACGATTTGCTTTGTAGTATGGATAGTAATCTTTTCTCCATACATTTGTGCTATCAGCGCAGATTACGATTTCACCGTACTCTCCTGAGAACTTCTTTCGATTAAAACGAATTGAATTGAGAAACATGTGACGAAGGAGATTCTCATCAACTTCCATGTTTGTGTGATTACCAATACCTGCGAACAAAGACGCGAGCATTACTTGGTTATAGTCAACTAATATCATAATTTATCCATTATTTAAATTTACAAGTACAATTATATCACAGATCTTCGTCAATGTCAATAGTTTCTTCTAAATTCTTTTTCAATCCACCGGATAGCTGATCTGCGTTAGAATCCATAACAACAACATTCTGCGTAGCAAATGGTTGGAGTTGATGTTCTTCTCCCATTGTTTGTAGATGTAACGAACGAATGGCTTCAAAGATCAGTATCATACTTGGAAAGTAATTCTCAAAGTCAGCGTCAAATTCACAGCCCGCTCGAGCCATTTCTCCTAATACGTTTTCCCATATAATTTCTGCAAGTTCCGTTGAATACGATTCTTTATATTCACGAATTCTTTCTGATACGCTTTCCTCGTTAATTGGAGGATTAGAGTGTATCTTTGGAAAATGTATAAGGTTATCTTTATTCTTGGTAGGCATCTCCGATGTTCCTTAGTAGAGTGTTCCACATTGTGGCAAATGAGGCAATAGAATTTCTTGCCAAGTTGAATCTATCAGAGAAGGTAAATCCATGAAAGTAGTTAGGATCGTTCTTCATCTGAGTTAAAATTTGTTTTGTAACTGAGAAGGCATAATTAGCGTGATTATTCATATCTTCACTCCAATCATACATAATCGTTGCGTTTGCACCGGTCTCTGGTAAAGCACCATAGTTTGGGTGAATACAAATCATTTGAGATTTGATTGCTTCAAGTAACGCAATACAAGATGTTTCTTTCCATATATTTGGATATAGGAATATATGAGACTTATCTAACGCTTCAAGAACTTCGTCGTTTGATTTAACTCCATGATAAGTCATATTAGGATGTTCTTCGATTTGCGCAAAGAGTGGCTTATATGCTTCGTTACGTTCTCCCCATCCGTATATTTCAAATCCTGAATAAACATCAAGATGAATATTATCAAACTCTTTTGCTAAGGAAGCAAAGATAGGTACAAGTAGTTCTAAACCACGATGTGGTGTTGTATGATATACGAAACGAATTGTTTCCATATCCTTTTCTTTTGGATCATACTTAACTTCAACTGCGTTATGAATTACTGAACACATACTATATGGAATACCGTATCTCATAATGTATTGATCTCTTTGCCATGCTGTCACAAAAACAATATGAGTAAACTTTTGCCAACCACTATCTTTGAGAATTTCATTCTCAGGATCTTCTGATAGGTCATGACACCAAAGGATATTTGGAACATCTTCATATAGTTCTCTGACACGACCAACATGTACTGCCACCTTACTTAATACGCCTGCGCCGACACCGTCTATTAAACGTTGCCTCATCATTTCAGTTCCGCCGTTTGAATTCTTAGACAGATCTGTCTCGATTACTTCACCCTTATAAATTACACTCATTCTAATACTCCATAAATTTTGTCTGCTTCACGTTCATTCTCAAATACTTCATCAAGGGAAAGGTGAATTCCTTTGCTCTCCCACCATAGGTCGATGAACTCGTACGAATAAACAGCTGCCTTTGCTTGTTCGTTATAAAAATATATATTCTTAGATCTAAAGTCCGTTATGTTGTGGTTAAACAACGGAAAGGAAATAACCAACCCAAACCCATGTAATATATTGTTCTCTGTTGTTACAGGAGATCCTAAAGGCATACGATAATGTATCTTATCCTCAAAATCTCCAAAGTAATATTCTACTAATTTTTCTGCATACCATCTTTTAATTGCGTATGCTTGTAAACCATGATCCCACATCTCTCTTTTCTTAGGAACGAATGGTATATACTCATTCTTGTAATCGTATGGATACTCAAAGACATTACACATCTGTAACGCTCCCCATTCCCACTGATTACACTTATCAATATATTCTCTTAATGTAAAGTTCCAATATTGAAGTGGTTCATAATCAAGGTCGTCTTCAAAGAACAAACCATACTCTTCGTCGGTATTCTCTAACCACCATTTAATAGTTAATAAGTGAGATGATGTAACACCTTTTGTCGTGGCGTTTACAACCTCAGGATCACCTACGAAAGGAATACTTTTACCTTCCTCATAACGATCGTATTGATGGACTTTTATATCGTCAAGACCATGACGTGAAAATTCTGACTCTGTCCAAGACCTACGATCCTTACACTCAGTAAGGTTTATTATATTAGGCTTCGGAAGATTCTTTAATTTGTCCGTTAGTGCTATCATCAAAAATCTCATTATGAATAGTATATAGTGCATCACGTAAATTATGTAATGAACCATTGTTATGTAAGCGGTATGTTTTTATATCCATTTCTTCTTTTAGGACATACATTCTATCTATTGATGTTTTATGATTAATCGTTGTCTCTGAAATAACATGACCATTAAAGTATTTACGTGAATCAGTTGAGTAGTCACAACCTTCTCTTGTTAATTGAACGATAACAATATTCTCTGCACCGACCTTTTCAATAATAGGTTCAAGTTCTTCAACAAATCCACCATCCGCTAACGCATAGTTCTTGCCTTCTTCTATTTCTTCGGCAACTGATTTACCAAAATAATCTAAACCTTTCTTTGGCTTGATGATATCTTCAGAAACATGAATCATTGCTTCGCGTCTTGACATACCTTGTAAAGCAAACTCTGCCTTTTCTTTTTGAGCTCTATCGTTATAGCCTTCCATGAACCATCTTTCATCAACATCAAAGTGTTTAATTGTTTCTTTAAATAATTGATACTTAAAAGACAGATTGCCAAATCCATAGTTCTCTTTGAATAAGCTTGCTGCTTCATCTTTGCCTGAGGCTGGGGGTCCGTTAAATATTACTATCATCTTTCTTCTCTGTAAGTTGAGTGAAACCGTATTTACAAATATAGTAGGCATCTACAATATCAGTAATAGGATTCCACGATTTGTTTATTATACCACATTTTTCGCGAATGTCAATAGAAGTTTCTTTCTCAAAGGCTTCGATCATTAAATCTTTACCAGCATTACCTTTTCCGCAACCAAACTTTTTAATCATTGTTGGTGGATATACGTCGTATGGTATATCTCTTTCCCATAGCTTATGTTTAAATAAACCACAGTTCTCTGCTATTTGAAATACTCTACCGACCGCTCCAAATGCGTATCCTTCAATTCCAACAAAGTCACATTCAAAACATTTACTTTGCGACCAAGATCCAATGATATCATATCGTTCTTGATCGTTAAACCAATTGTCAGGATACATCGTTGCTTGATATTGTCCTTTCTCTCCAATCAGTAACTTCTTTTGTTTTACATAATAGTAAAAAGTACAATTGTCGTAACTCCATTCTTCACCTTCATGTACACAAATAGCCGGACTACTTAAACTGTAGTCAACACCTGCCACCCTCATAACTAACTCCATAACTAATATATTATGGTATTATTTATTCAGTCTTGACGGTAGAAGATATGAGATCCTATAGTTCCTACTTGTTGTAAGGATGGAGCCCAATATGGATTTACGAACGTTGTATGATAATGAGTAGATCCTTCAGTGATTCCACGGAACTTGCCAACATGCAACATTCTATAAGAAACATATACTGCTTCTTCCCACGCATCTACTTCAGTTGCTTCATCGGTCCTTCCGTCACAATACCAACTGAACTGACAACGATTTCGTTTAGGTACAAGTACTTTAGGATCTTTCCAAGAAGGTTTATGCTCAGCCTGATATACAACTGAACAGACAGTACTTGGGTATCTATCGTCACGTACACGATTCAGAACAACATCGGCAACTGCATATTTACCTGCTAGGTTCTCTGACCTTGCTTCATGATAAACATTCATCGCCAAACAATGCAGGTCTTCCGATTCGTACTCAACATTAAGATCGTCTTCACGACTATCAAATGTACTTGCTGAAGATGGGAGAGATAACGATATTGCTAATAGTGCAATAAACTTTCTCATCGTTGTCTCGTTGCTGAAAATGCGTTAAGTAATTGTTCATCGGTCATTTTCTTTCCAAACGTATGAATAAGTTTACCATTCTGAAAACGTTCAATATGACCAGCATTATATTCAATGTCAGTTACACTCTTAGTCATTCCAGCAGTATCGTCAGGACGATCGTCGTAGTACATAGAGTCCATAGAATGCGAATGAATATAAGCAGCTCCACGAGACCATTTAAGCGCCTCTTCCATTATGGCAAAGTCTTCTACCATTTTTGTATATTGTGTCATAGTTTTTCTCCTGGTTCAAAACCTCTAAAACATTTAAATCGTGGGAATCTCAAACTGTAAACTTCTTCCGAGTCTTGACTTATTGTTATAACATCAGCTCGTACTTCAACTAACTGACCAAGTACAGCGTCACGGTTATTCCAAATATCATCCCTGTTAGCATCGCTAAGACCTGTGCCAACATTAACCTTGATAAGTTTACCTTCGTCGGTACCTTCGCAAACAAGTGCTCCTGTGCTTCCTTCATTTTTACCAGTTCCTTCTTCAATATCTATTACTGTTAATGTTACTTCAATGTAAGGTTTCATTTTCAACCAACCGTAAGAACGTTTACATTCGTAGTAGCCGTTCACAGGTTTGACCATGATACCTTCGTACCCTTTTTCTATTGCTATACTATTAATCTCTTTGAACTTATCAGCATCATCTTCAATATTAAGAACTGTATAGTCAGTTAAGACAATGCAATCTTTAAAGTATTCTGATAATTCAAAGCCTTTTAATAATTCTTTTCTTTTCAATAAAGGTAATGAACTCTTTGCTGTCTTGAACTCATCAAGAGGTATAAAGTCAAACAATGCAAAATAAGCATCGTCTGTTTCAGCACCTTCTTTACGATGTACTTGTTTCATTAGTGTTTGAAAATCAGCGGACATAACCTCGCCATCGAAGACAAGATCATCAAACATTTTATTGCTGAATGCTTCTTCGATATGTGGGAAGTTTTTGAGTTGTTTACCGTTTCGAGAATAGATCGTTGCGTTTGCATTTTCTACAATAATAATGGCTCTTACTCCATCATACTTATATTCTACAACGCAGTCTCCTGTAATCTTTTTAGGATTGTTGTCACCACTATGAGCAAGCATACAAGTGAATACAGGGATGGTTCCTTTCTTGACATTGTTAACTGTCTTGAGAGAAACACCGCATCTAAGGTCTTTAATTAAGATCCTACGGTACCAATCATTCCATTGGTCGATTGTTGACTGTAGAGATAAAGATAAGATCGCATCTCGAGCAGCATTACCTGTCAATTCACGATTCTTTAATTGATCTGCAAGATGATAGAACTCATCAGCAGTAATTCCTTCGCCTTGAGTATCAGAGTATGGAATATCAGCCACACCAAAGGTAATCATATTATCGAGACAATATAATAAACCTTTGACTAGACCTTCATCATCAATATATTGAGATAACATATCTTCTTTATATAGTCGACTGTTATCTCTCTCAAGTAACTGTATTAATTTCCATGGATCTGTTTTCATATTATAATTACTTTATCAAATTTATAGAACCATT